TAGGCGGGCTGGTTCAGGGCGTCGTTGGTGACTCGGAGGTCGGCGCCCCAGAAATACGCGCTGCCGGTGTCGGCAAGCACCGTAGGAGTCGGAAGAAAATACACCGCGATACTAGTGGCCGACGCGCTGGAGAACGTGTAGGAAATTCTCCACCACCCATTGTCTTGATTTGTCGCAGTCCACCCTGACGCCGTAGGCACGCCAGCAGTCCAGCTTATCGTGTTCTGGAAATAGGTGTTGCTGTTGTTGCCGATCAGCCAGACGGAAAACCCGGACGTGCTGGTACCCTGTTTTACTGAAACGCTGAACGTATATTGTGTGCTGCCCGCAATGGTGATGCTCCGCTCCACTCCATAAAACCCGCCAGACGTATCGTTTAGACCGATAGCCGTCACTGTGCCGGTTGGGCTGGCGATTGCCGACAATATTGCGCCGTTGCCGCTGTTGTATTCGCTCCAAGGCGATGTGGTGATGGCCTCGGAGTAGGTAATCTGGTTATACCGCGCCCGCAGAATCGGCCTCGCGGGGTCGCTGGGGGCGGTGGCGTCATTCCCACGCCCGGACTTATCACGCATCAGCCGCACAAACTGCTCGACGGCGGTCACCGGGGTCGTGCCGGCCACGTCCTGGAATAACGTGCTGTAATCGCTCGGGTCGTACCATGCGCCTTGTTCGCCGGCCCTGAACAGGGCCGCGGGCGAGAAACGACGGGCGCCGACCGCGCCCAGCTGGCCGAGTCGCATGCCGAACATGCGTCAGGCCTGGATGACGGCGATCTTGTGGCCCGCGGTGACGCCGAAGTATTCGGTGGCGTCTGCCGGCAGCTTTAGGGCGCCCGTCGTCGCCGTCGGGTTGGCTCCCACGACAACATGGCAGGCGGTGTCGGTGTGCAGCCGCACGAAGCGCGTGCGGGTGTTGAACGCCGACGACTGCGCCGAGCTGCCGCTGATGCTGCGCGTCTGCTCGGCCACGGGCGGCAGGGCGCTGATGGGCGGCGTCGCCAGGCCGGAGTCGAGCGGCATCGCCTCGAATTCGCTGATCCACAGGGTTGGCATGTCACGGTTCCTCGGTGTTGGGCGCCGGCGCTGCGGCGCTGGCTGTTTCGGTGTAGGCCGGCAGGGTCACGCCGAGCTGCTGGGCAAGGCGCTGAGCGGCAGCGATGCTGCGCAGCACGTCCTCGAAGTCGAGGCCCTGGGCAGCGGCCAGGTCTTGCGGTGCGGCCAGGCCGGCGCGAACACGCAGCACGGCGGCCTCCGCGTCCTTCCTCGGGTCCACCCAGTCCCAGCGGCGGGGCTGCCAGTCGTGCCGCACGAACTTGTCGTACCGGGCCAGCGGCATGCGCGCGCCGGTCGGGAACGTGATGGCGCCGGCCAACAGCGCGGCGCGCAGCCATTCGCGGAAGACGGGGCGCAGGAAGGACTCGATCAGCCACTCCTGGTCGGCAGACCAGCGGTCTCGTTCCTCGATGACGCCGGCCCGGATGCTGCTGAAATTCACGCCCTCCAGGTCGTTGGCCAGGCTGTGATAGGCCACGCCCCAGCCGGCGGCGATGCGCTGCAGCTGCGCCTTGACGAAGGGGCCATAGGCCTGGTCGGGGTACTTGCTCTCGTGCGGCGTGAATTCCACGCCGGCGGGCAGCACGTCGTACACACCGGGCTGGCTGACCGTGATCTGCTTGACTCCATCGGCCTGGCCGAATGGCTCCTGGCCATCCGGCGTGCGAAAAAATCCGTAGTGGTTGGCCCCGTTCTCGGCGGCCAGCAGCGCGGCCAGGTTGAACTTGCCGAGGTGATGCAGCGCAAGCACCCCGGGCGACATCCATGGGATGCCGCGGACCTGGCCGGGACGCTCGACGCGGAAGCAGTGCAGCAGCTGCTCGATGGGCACGCGCTCGCGCAGGCGGCTGCCGTGCACGCCGTCGAAGGGGTGGCCGGCGAAGAGGTGCAGGGCCACCGGGCGGCGCGCCTGGTCGACCTCGACGCCCATGACGACGGCATTGGAGGTGCCGGCGGCCGGCACGTTGTAGGCGGTGTCGATGCGGTCGGCGTCGATGGGCTGCAGCGCGAAGGCGAAACGGTTGCCCGCGGCCTGGCCGACGATCATGCGCACGAGGAATTCGCCGTCGGACGGCAGCTGGCCGACCAGGGTCTCCAGCATGTGGCGCAGGCTCTGCCGGCCGCCCAGGTCGGCCGTGCGGCTCCATTCCTGCCAGGCGGCCTCGATCGCGGCGCGCGCGGCGTCGTCGGGCCGGCCGGGGCCATCCTCGACGCGGCTTTGCATCCGCACGCCGCCCGGGCCGACGATGTTGACCTGGCACATCTGCCGGAAGCGGCGGGCCGTGTCGTTGTTGTTGACGAGCTCGCGGCATCTGGCGCGCAGGCGGTCCAGATCGCCCCGCAGCTCGGCGTTGATGCTCTGCGTCGTGGCCAGCCAGCCGGCGGTGAGGCGGTCGACACGGGCGCCCTGAAACGCGCGGGCGGCGGCGGCCGGCGGGGGCTGGCGCGTGAACCACGCGCGCATCGTGGCCAGGGCGCCCATCAGCCGAACCTCACGAAGACGCGGCGCCTGTCGGGCGCGCCCGAGGCGACAGCGGCGGCGGCTTCCTCGCGCGTGACCTCGGCCCGGTAGCGATCGCGCAGGGCTAGCAGGTCGGCCACCGGGATGTTCTTCAGGCGCCGGCCGGCGATTTCGTACTCGAGCACGGCGCTGGATGCGCGCCCTTCGATGACGGCCTCGACGGACTCCAGCGTCTTGCGGGCGTGGGTGCGCGCGTCGAGCGTGCTGCTGCCGAAGCTCGGCCGGACGGTGATGCGGCCCTCGCCGACGGTGTAGACCTCGGCGCCCTTCGTGACGCGGGCGCGCCAGGCGTAGGTGCCTGCCGCCCAGCTGGTGGTGGTGCTGGCGGGGACGAGCACCAGGTGGTCGTCCGCGCTCGCGCTGCTGGTGACCGTGATCTTGGCCGTGCCGTTGATGAGCACGTAGCCGAGCGACCAGCCGGCCGAGGCCGGGTAGTCGTCCAGGGTGCGGCGCCAGGTGACCGTGTCGCCTGCGGCGACCGATGGCGGCTCGGCGGTGGGAATGTCGGGCATTGCGCCCGATCCTCAGCGTGACAGCGCAAAGCGCGCAACGCCAAGCGCTTGGCCCGGTTTCTTGGCCCCTCGGCCTGGGCTACCGGCCTTCGGCCAGGATCTGACGGATGCGCTCGGTGGTGAGCTTGTAGCGGCGGGCCAGCAGGCCGGTCCTCTCGCCGCGCTGGTAGTCGCGCCGGATGGCCTCGTCGCGCGTTTTCAGGTCGTGCCGCGCGCTGATGTGCACCCGGCTGCGGCCCCAGTGCTCGCGCACGACGACGTCGACCTCGACCAGCGTGGCCGCCGGCAGCGCGGGCGCGCGGCGGGCGATCTCGGCCAGCGTGTGGTGGATTGGGTCGGCCGTGGGATCGCTGCTGCCCCATGGCAGCGGCGGCCTGTCCTGCAGCGGCAGCGATGCGGTGCCCGGCGTGTCGCGCGGGGCTGAGGTCTTGCGTGTCGCGGTCATGGTGGTCATCGGCGGTAGGTGATCGCGTAGCGTGGGCGCGGGATCGGAGCGGCTTGTGTCAGCTTGGTCGGTGCAGCGGCTGCCACAGGGCTGTCGGCGGTCGGCGCCTGCTCGGACGCGCTGGCCGGCGGTGGAGCCGTGCCGGCCGGGGCCGGTGGCGGCGGCGCGCCGTCGTCGAAGAGGTCGCGCGACTGCACGCGCGCCTCCCAGCGCGCCCACTCGGCGTCCCGCCAGCGGTCCAGGCCGGCGTAGTGCGCGGCGGCCAGGGCGTAGACGGCGCAGTCCAGCGCTTCGTTGCGCCGGCCGGCGGGCTTGACCCACTCCAGACGCGGGCGGCCTTTCACGTAGCGGGTCACCAAGCGTTCGGACGTGATCTGCTCGAAGACCTCGCCAGGCAGGTGCTTGCTCAGCCAGACGTAGCCCGGGCCGGGCTCGGTGTTGCGCAAGGCGCCGTAGATGTTCTGCTTCGCCGTGTCGGTGCCGATAGGCCAGAGCTTCACGCCGCGCTTGAGCTTGGTGCCGCGCCATGTCACGTCCTGGTCGGTGGGCTTGCCCAGCACCGCGCGGCCGGACTGGCTGCTGCCCTTGACGGCGTGGACATGGGCGTGCCCGTGCGCGCGGACGTAGC